ACCGTTGGATCCACTGCATGTTCCAAGATACGAATGTCTGGGAATGGACCATACTCTAAGAACTTTGTCTTCCAAATGTCTGTGAAGCAGTAGATACGATCTGCGTGTTTCTGTAGGATTTCAATCAGAGGACCTGCAATACCTGTATAGACTTGATCGACATATAACCAAAGTTTATAAGATGACTTGCCTCGCTCATGTTTCATCGAGTCAATGAATCGACTAATCGTATAGGGGTCATTGTAGATCATGACTACATCAGGTTGGACTGTATCAATGTATTCGGCAATTTTGTTGAATCCAAATCCTTCTTCCTTTGGGTCTTCGTTTGCAGCCGCATCATAGGAGGTAATACCGGTGGGGTACTTGCGAACATTTGCACGGGTTGCATGTCGTTGGAATCCAAAGTGAAAGGTCTTGACTTTGGGAGACAGTGTCGCGAGCTGATTCACAAGATTATAACTAACCTTGGAATAGCCTGTGATTTGGTCAATGTGTGTGCTTACCAGTAGAAATCTCATTATGTATTAGGAGAATCTCTCGCGTAAATCACAAATGCAGGTGAATTCTGCTCAAGATTGGTTGACCCGATACAAGAACCGTATTCTTGCACGAACGTTTAATGTAGACCCTTCCCCACAGTCACGCGAATCCAATACACTCTATACATCGTTGCTTGCAAACGGAGCTACTCAGCGCCAACGATTTGTTGCACCGTTTCAAGGTGCGCGTGGTGGTGCAAGTGGTGGTGCAACCTATTCGAGTGAGTGCTGTCTCAGCAATAACGCTACAGGAGCCTTTGGAGCTTTCCAGGTCGTCATTAACCGAGGTGTCGTACCTTACAACGGACGCTCCGTTCAACCAATGAGTGTGCGCATTGTGTCTTAAAGAAAGCATAGGGGAGTATACAAATGCCCGGTGGCTTAATGCAATTAGTGGGGGTCGGGGCCCAGAATGAGTTGGTCAACGGAAATCCTTCCATGACTCATTTTCGCTCAGTTTACCGCCGTCATACGAACTTTGCAATGGAACAGATTCGGATGCCGTTCACTGCATCCAACTTGGAGTTTTCAACGACAGGCACTCGAACGATTTCGTGTCGCATTGACCGTTACGCACAACTTCTACATGATTGTTATCTCGTGTTGACGCTTCCAGACATTTGGTCGCCTCTCAAGTATTTGGGTGGAGCCATTACCCCTGCTGGATACGATGCACGAACGAATTCGATTGGATACGAGTTTCAATGGATTCCTAACGTCGGATACAACATGATCGATCATGTGAACATTACCATGAACGGACAGGTGATTCAATCCATTCGCGGAGAATGGTTGAAGATGTATTCGTACATGACCCATGACGCCAATAAGCGCAAGACTGTGGATCAGATGGTAGGCAATGTTCCTGAAATCTATGATCCTGCACATGCATACGATCGCAATGGGCAATATCCTCATGCGATTGCACCTACAGTGCTTCCTACCACTGCGCCACAAACCAAGACGCCTGAACCTTCCATTCGTAGTCGACAACTAGTGGTTCCTCTTCACTTTTGGTTTTGTGAAAATCCAGGTATGGCTCTTCCGTTAGTCTCGCTCCAGAACTCGGAAGTCTATATTGAAGTCACTCTGCGGCAATTGTCGGATTTGTATACCGTAGTCGATGTCAATCCCATGGCACGGGTTGCAACGGTGACTGCTGCGTCCCGCGCAACAAACATCATTACCTATACAACCTCGGGTGCACATGGTCTTATCGCTGGACAGATAGTTACCATTGCAAACTTGACGGATGCAACCTTCAACTTGAGCAACGTAACGATTGCATCCACACCGCTCTCCAACACGTTCACAGTTGCAAATTCAGGAGTTACTACGAGCTTAACATCGCAACAAGGTGATGTATCTGGAACCTCCACCAATCCAACGTATGGACAGCGTGTTCGTCCAGTCAACTATCCACTCGGTCTCTTTTTGAGTCCACCCTTGTCGACAGGTGTGGCTAGCAATCCAACGATCACCACTTGGTTTCCAGACCCGTACATTGAAGGTAACTTCATCTATTTAACGGAAATGGAGATGAACCAATTAGCACGAGCCGACCAGACCTTTTTGGTCAAGACGGTGAAGTATGTGAATAAGGAAGGACAGTTTGGCGGAAATACCGATTTGGAAATTCCCATGTTCAACTTGGTGACTCGTATCGTGTTTTCGTCTCAACGCTCGGACCGTGTCTTGTTGAACGATTGGGACAATTACACAAACTGGACCACTACGAATCGAGCACCCTGGTCTGCAATTAGTACAGATGTGGATACAGCCTTGTATTCTTCTGGACAACAACAAGTCACTTCAGTGTATCCTCGTGATCCAATGACGGATGGAGTCATTCTCTTTGATGGAAAGGAACGTATTCAACCCAAACCGTTACCCTTCTTTTCATTGTTGCAGATGTATCGCCATACCACTGGTGAAACTACAGGACTACCAGGTGTCTACATGTATTCGTTTGCGTTGGACAATACCTCCTATCAACCTTCAGGTGCTGTGAATGGAAGTATGTTCAATAAGATCATTCTGCGATTGACGCTTCAACAGCCTCTTCCATTGTCGGTCAATCCAGATGGAGCGAATACGTCTACTACGGTCTGCGTGTTAACTTCGACCTTGTTCAGTCCAAATCCAACTGTGATTCCAGCAGCCAATGTGAACTTGACGGATCCTAAAACAGGGAAGTTGTTGTACCCTCCTGGAACGATTACAACCGTCGTTCAAACCAATGATACAGTGATCTTTACCTTCACCTACAATGTCGGAGTCTATGTAGAATCTATCAACTTCTTCCGCATCGTATCGGGCTTGGGCAATCTTGTATTCGCTTCATAATAATGAGTGGTGTCTATTTAGAATCCGCCTATTATGGCGACGAAAAGGCCTTTGCAAACATCACAAAGAGTTTAGCAAAGAAAATCACTGCAGGTATCTTGGATGTGACTTCCAACAGTGAACTGAAACCTACCTTTGAAGCGGCTCCTGAAACGACCTTGGACAGTAAGGATGAAAAGAAAATCCGCGAACAAGCAGTCAAAGGGTGTGGAGGTGAAGCAGACCAAAAGTGCTTGGAAGCCAAGAAGCTACAACTCAGTCAGGAACGACTCAAAGAAAAAGAGTTGGAAGACCTCGGAAAAGGTGTGATTAAAGGTGAACGATTGACGGTCAACATTGTCGAGAATGGTAAACGAAAGACCTTGATTACACCCGCAGGTCAGAAGTTTCGTCTTGAAAACATCTTGGGAGACAAGGCGTCGGATAAAGATGCAATTCTCGCACTTCCCACTCCTTCCGAATTCCAGAACCGAGCCATTTCATTGATTACGATTGTGTTAAGTACCTTCATTTATGTCTTTGGAATCGTAGCCGTGTATGCAGTGTTTATGCGTCAAGCCGCAGACACTGGAAAGGATTACTTCCGTATCGTTGCCTATGCAGGTGCAGCTGCATCGGTAATGTTTCCAGGCACAGGGTTTCTCATCATTCTAGGATACTTTGGATTCAGAGCATTTATGGACAACATAGTAAAGGAATGATTCAACTCAAATGGCTCGTCGCAGGGTTGATTGTTGGATTGTTGATTTCAACCGTCTTGATTCCACCGACCCGAAAGAAGGTCTCCATGCCTCAACCGAATGATTCAAGTATCTACCATACCGACTCGGGATGTGTTCGATTCGATGCAGTGGAAGTTCCATGTGTGTCCGAACCAGATTCATTGAATCTACTCGCAAGTCTCAGTAAGAAACAATGATTCACCTCGCCCAAGTGATTGAACGAGCCTCTCCTTTCTTTTCATTCATCATTGGACTCGGGATTGCGGCAATCCTGTTTCACCGCAACTACTCCACGGTGCTCACCTTGGGAATTCCCTTGAAAGACACAACCGACAAGGTCGTCAAGGTGGACGGTAAATGCTACCGATACCGCGTGGAAGATGCATCGTGTGAAAACCCGTCTAATGAATAAACAATGGACGATTCTACATCTCTCGACGCTCTGTTGAATGCAAACCCCCAAGGACCTCAGTCGCAGCCCCCTGTGATTCCGATGCCTAGCATCCCGTCACCTGGCTACTCGACCATGGCTCCTTCTTTCAAACCCACACTACCCGCGATGCGCTGGATGGCTTCTTCAGCCAGCCTGTACATTGCTTTCTTCCTTGCAGCAGGCATCATTTCGTTATCCATTCCTCGTAACATGCTTCTTCAATATGTTCCCAATGCCTACACTGGTTCAGGAGTCGTCAGCTGGACAGGTGCAGGTGTATTAGGTCTTGCTGCAGTCATCATTGCACACCTTCTGAATGGATTCTTGTCGAGTATTTTGGGATAAAAAATGGATTCAGTTTGGGGAAAGTGTTGGACATCCCCCCTCTACAATGCAGACTTTCCCACCTCACTATTCTAAACTCGAACGCGAACTCTTGACCGACGCTTACCAAGCCATTACGGCTTGTGACCTTTGGGACTGGATGAAGACCTATACCCCAGACAAAGACAAAGGCTTTGTGTTCTCAACCCATCCAAACCTTGACCGTATCAATGCAGCCATGAAGTATCAAGGACATAGCGGAGGTTCGTATGGATGGACGATGCGAACCATGGAACACATTGCTAAACTTGGCTGGAACGAAGCGTTAAATCCACCCTGTCCGTGCCGTATAGCAAAAGGGCTCACCTTTGGCGGGTGCGGTGTAGCCGGCATTAACGCAACATGTAGTAGACCCACATGATATTCACCCATGTACACCACAGTGAGCCATGGGTGTGATACGGTCCATGAACTACATTGAAATACACCAGAAGACCCGCTAGAATGAGTCCTAGTTCACGCGGCAACAGAAAGTATGTTCCCAAAATCAGACCTATCCAATACGGGAGTCCTTCGAACGAGAAGGGGTCAAAACTCCACTTCCATTGGAAATGTCCATCGTCTGCAACGACAAACCGAAGGTCTCGTGATCCATACAGAAATTCAGTGATGGATTGAATCACAATGTATGGAAGAATAAACGAATACTTTTTTGCTTCATAGAAAGCCGCTACAGGTTGAGCGAACAACGCCAGCTTTCCCATCACCGAAAGAACTCGTTCATCCACAGACTCCGACCACCGTAATCCCTCTACAAGCTGCATTTGAGAAACCACTAACGGAAAGAGGTAAGGTTTTCCCTGTTGAGCCAGAATCAGTGAACAGGCTAATCCAAAGACCCAGGTCGTAAACGATACATCTGCACTGTAACACATGCTTACAAATAAGAAAACAGAATAACACAATGTCCCTCATTTCGCTTCTGTTTTCACCGACCTACCTTCGTGAACCTCCAGCGTTTTTCCATCCTCGCATCTTGGTTGGACCTGGGGTATTCTTAACACCGGCGTTTGTTGAAAAGTATGGGATTACCCATGTACTCAACTGCTCCTTTGACGAGTTCTCTCCGTATTGGTGGAGAAGTCGATTTCCATCCAAATACAAAGTGTTGAATGCAGTGGATTCACTGGAGACGAATATTCTAGACTGGTATCCTGAATTTGAATCCACACTTCATCAGTTCTTACGAGAGGGAACGGGAATGGTGTATGTCCATTGCCAAGCCGGTATGAATCGTTCTGCATCTCTTGCATTGGCGTATACATGTAAGAACTTGGGCATGGAATTCAATCATTTAGTCTCTTCAGTGCGTCGCCAACGACCCTGTATCCTTCACAATCCAGTCTTCATGAACCAGGTGAAAGAGTTTGTAAATGGACGTGTTCAAGATTCGGAAAACACGGGACAGCCCCACTACATCTATCGCGACAGGTACTCTCGATTCTTTACACCAGGGAATCGTTCAAACACTCAAGGACTCCAAAATCAAGCAGGAGAGCCTGCGGGAAGAGCTAGACCGCTTACAAACGGAAATATCACGCCTATGTTCTACGAATGATATTAACGACATTGTGAAGGCAAATCATCTACAAGACCGCATTCGTGAAATTCAAGACGAGTTGGAACACGCACAACCCGTGGAAGAGTATTACTTGAAAAACATGGACTTGCTAGACGAGTATTACAAGAAACAAGATACCTCGGTCAATGCGCCTATCTTGCAGTCCAAAGACGCCAATACCTTCCTCAAATTTTTCAGTGCATCCGTTCCCTCCGAGAATGGTCTGTCTCGCAAACAGATGTTTGATGAGTACGTCCAACGCATGAAGTTGTCGAGTGGTCCAGAGGTCGTTCAGTTATTGACGGAGCATTGCGTCCAGTGTAATGTCGCACGCGAGGAAATCTCATCCGAAGGTATTTTGGTCTGTCCTCGATGTGGCTCCGAAGAGTATGCGTTGGTTGTCTCAGACTTTCCGAGTTTCCGTGACCCACCGAAGGAACGCAATAACTATGCATACAAGAAGATTAACCATCTCAATGAAATCTTGAACCAGTTTCAAGCGAAGGAATCGACCATCATTCCCGAAGATGTGATGAACGAGGTCATTATGGAACTCCGCAAGCGTCGAATCCACAACATTGCAGATTTGACGGAAGAGGATATACGCCACATTTTGAAGAAACTCAATCGTTCTAAGTATTATGAGCACAGGGCCCACATCCTCTCTCGCCTCAATGGGAATCCACCTCCCACCATTACCCCCGAAATTGAAGAGAAAATACGAGCCATGTTTCAAGATATTCAGGCTCCTTTTCTGCTGTACTGCCCGAACGACCGCACGAACTTCTTGAGCTACTCGTACATCCTCTACAAGTTCTTTGAGCTGTTGGAGTTGGACGAATACAAGGTGTTCTTTCCATTGTTGAAATCACGAGACCGATTGATCGCCCACGACCAAATCTGGAAGAAGATCTGCGACTACCTGAACTGGGAGTTTATTCGAAGTGTATAAATAAATGTCTGTACATAAACTTCCAACTATTGAGGTGGGAGACACCAAATTTATGCCCAAGGACGATATCAGACGAGCATTTGCAATGGATGCTTCGTTGAAAAAGATGAATGAAGAGAAAGGTTACAAGTGGGATGGTCCTGTGACAGACCTCAAGAATCAAGGACCCAAAGCTTTCGAAAAATGGAAACAACTGGGTAGCCCAGAAGAAGGACTACTGCGTGAACATATAGGATTGAAGCCAGAGGTTTGGAAAGAAATGAGGGACATTCTATATCCAGTTGGAACTGGTATACATGGAGTAAGAGGACTCAAAAAGGGTGGTCGTAAGTCACGAAGCAAAAAGGCTCGTAAATCACTATCCAAGAAGGCGCGTAAAACTCGTCGCAGTGTATAATAAATGAATATGTCAACAACAACGTATGAAGTAGTTGGAGACTTTCTAAAAGTTTCTGATACAGGAGGTGTACAAGATCCTAAAACTACATTCAACTATATTAAGAATGGAAATATAGAAATAACAGGACCGATTGAGACCCCAAAAACAATAACTATACTTGGTTCTACTTCTGATGGTAAAATAGTTATAGATGCTACTGGAATTGATCGTTATAACAAACGCAACTTTAACTATGTTCCAGATTTGAGTGGATTTGTTCAAAATCTAATGAGAGTTATAGGTATTACTGCCCCTGTTGGAACTGGTATACGTGCACTAAGAGAACTCAAAAAGGGTGGTCGTAAAACTCGTCGCGTTTAAAAATGACTACCTGAACTGGGAGTTTATTCGAAGTGTATAAAGATCTGTGATTAGCTGAAAAGTGTGTTCATGTTCACAGGACCTGACTGCCGGGGTGCGTAGACTTCAGGTAGTGCCGCTCTATGAGATGCGAATGTCCAGTTAGCCTCACGAATCACTGGAACATTGATATGTGTCGGTTGTACAACCTGTACATGTGTGGCAGGTGAATGACGTTGTACATCTCGAGCAGTATCCTTTACCATTTTGTAATAACACTCTAATGTGGCTTTTGTATCACCTTTCGCAGAATGTGCAGCTTCCATGGGCTTCTTAAAGAGGTGTTGATATAGTTCGCCAAGTCTAGGACTCTTAGTTATTCGCATAAATGTTTGTCCCATCTCCATAGTGCAAACGCGCTTCTTCGAGGCTAGGAGATTCGAGTATCCAGAACGAATGAGTTCGCTGGCTAGAATATGATAATCAAAGTTCACATTGTGGCCTACAATCTTCTCTACATCCACCAGGTCTTTAGATAGAGTATCTAATACCTCTTTACGATCGCGTCCATCTGTTTCAGCTTTCAACGTGGAGATTCCATGATAGTTCATAGTAGCGTCGGTTGTATATTCGCCATTTGGTTTGATGATGGCTTGGACTTCTTTGATTACTTCGCCAGTAGTGTCGTCTGCTATGATATAAGCACAATCAACAACTCGTGAACCATCGTATTTCTTTGTATCTTCTGGAGGGTGGTATGTGTTATACTTAGGGGGACGGATAGGTAGGCCAGTTGTCTCAGTATCGAATATCATAGTAAGCGGCATCTTCGGTATATGAAAATAATGATCCTATACTTCAAACATCCGTTTTTACTCCGAGCGTTTAATCAGACGAATTGCGGTGAGTCAACTAGGTCAGTTTAAGTACTCATCTCCAGCACGAATCGCAGCAAGTCCACTTCCAGCCGGTCTTTTCCTTCGTTCAAGTGTTTCGATTCTCGAACGAAGACTTGTAACTTCTTGGATAAGGTCTAGGAGTGTACAGTCTTTACATTGTATGTAGTAGGTCAGTCTATCCACAGGTATACCTGTCAGTTTGGATGCGTCTTCAATCTTCATGCCCTTTTGAACCGAGTTGTATCCAATTCGCTTCAATTGTGCAGTAATGCCGTTCGTAGTTCGGCTCACTTCCTTCGCTATTTTAGAGGGGGGTATTCCTTGTTTAATTCGTAGTAGGATGTAGTGGGATTCACCTTCGTACCATTTCTTTCCATGTCGTTGAGGGAGCTGCATTTTGAGGGGGAGGAGGTCTGGATACATACGAAAAAATAAATCCGTTTTTACTTGGAGTGTTCCCGATGAATCGCATGGAGATTGCGAAGAGCTTGAAGCTTTTCAAAGAACCAGTACTGGCATAGCATATGAGGTGCGAGTCCTGCTTCGTAGCACATCAACACTGGAATCGAGTTGGATTTAGGGGAGCGAACGCGTTCGTGAATCATGCGATGGACTTCAACCGCGAGTTCAGGAAGAAGGTGTTCGATTCGCCGTTGACGAATAAAGGGTGCACCAAATGCTTCTGCAGAGTAAGGGTGTTGGAGCACATCGTAGATAAGCGCTAGGCAATGTTTACAAGGTTCCATTAGACAACGCACAAGATGATAATAAAGGTTACAACTAAGAAACTGACTATACTGATATCGAATACTCTGTGGACTATCATTCTACGGCTCCTGTATCTACGCTGAGACTTTCCGTTTTCAAGATCACTTCGGTCGGTTTGGGCTCGGTCAGAAACACATTCGTCAACACGCGTTCGACTTCCATCATGGCGGTCTTGACTTGAATCATGTCTTGTTCACACTCGTCCCATTTGCCCCAGGGATACCAAATCGTGTGATTGTGTTGGTTGTGATAGTAGAAGGTCAAGATAGGCTGTCCAGTCCAGGAGGTTCCCATACTCACATTGGCGAGGGAAGGAATGTGGAAGACTTGTTGGTGGATGCGGATGAAGCGAGGCATTGTATACCGTTCAGACACTCGATGGGTTGAGTTCCGTTTTTTAGAGAAGTTTGGCACGTTCCCTCAACCAGGTTTCGAGTGGAATGTGCGGCATCAACCATTGGCAGACTTCATCTACATACGGTCCATCTTCATGTACGTGATAGGTAATGAGTTTCTCAACACGCCAGAGGATGGCGCTTTCCGAGCGTTTGAGTGCAGCTGCAACGTCGAGAAACGAAGCGGCCTTGAACCGTAGCATGATGATCAAGGTTCTGTCGTCTTCATTCGTCCATCGTTCGTTCTCTTTGGCGGCGGGAGCATTGCGCTTCTGCTGTTCGAGTTCTGCGATGCGAGCGTGTAGTGTTGCGAGTTCAGCGTCAATGGAGTTCATGGTGTATGGAAAAAGGAAGGATAGGGGAACGGGCTTCCGTTTTCACTTCTTCTCAAGTTTTTTTGACTACAGTTTATAATGGTCGAGATTAGGAACGCGAATCCGATCGCAGTGGATCTTCAAAACATCTACATATCTAATTTTGATTCTTATCGTGCTCTGGATGTTCCAGAGTTTAATCACGCTATCTTGAAGCTTGGTACAGATTCAAGTGTCCGGGTACTTGCAGGTCAAACAGATCGTGGTTTTCAAGATGGGACTGGAAATCAGGCTATATTTAATAAACCTATAGATGTTGTATCCTATCGTGGAACCCTGTATGTACTTGACCGAGGAAATAATGCGATTCGTAAAGTGGATGCTCAAGGAAACGTAACTACATTTGCGAGTGCAACTGAAGGACGTGGATTTAAAGCACCTTTTGATAGTATGTTATGTTTTACAATTGATTCAACTGGAACTGTTTATGTAGCAGATCGTGATCCTGGTGGTAGTCATGTGATTAAAATTACAAGTACAGGAGAAGTGACTGTATTTCGCCATCTACTTAATTACTTTGTATACTCAATTGCAGTGGATGACTCTGGACTTCTATATTCAACTTCACCTTCAAAACACTGTATCTACAGAGCAAAACTTGGAGTTGATGATAAAGCTACGGTCTTTGCAGGAAATGAGCAACAACCTGGAATGGTAGACGCAACTGGAGAACAAGCGCGTTTTAATCAACCTTGGGGACTTGTAATCGGTTTAGATGGAAATATCTATGTTGCTGATTTTGACAATCACCGTATTCGTAGGGTCACACCTGAAGGTATAGTGACTACAGTAGCAGGTAATGGAAATGGAACGAGAAGGGATGGTTTTGATGTTGAAGCATCTTTTTACTATCCAATCTATTTAGCGTGCCATCCTCGTGATATGGTTCTCTATGTACTAGAAGGTGAAGATGCAGATACTGCGATTCGTTCTGTAGATGCAGAAACAGGAGTAGTTGCAACTATCTATACTGCGCCTGAAGAAGAAGATAATGCCGACGATGAAGAAGAAGATGAAGATGAAGAGCTCCCAGAGTTTCTTACACCTCCAGCATCTCCTCCTTCAAAAGACATTGAAGCTGGGTCAGGTGATGTAATTGCATATGATGATATTGAAGAAGGTTCAGTTGTAGGACAGATTGTAGGTGAAGGAGGAACGATTGCAAGAAAAAGTTATTACTTTCCGGATACATTGAGAAGTTTGTGGGGTCAAGGACCATCAAAGTTCATAGACCCAACTACTCGTAAAAAGATTGTAGATGTAAAGTGGTATAAAGCTCA